TAAACATCTAAATAATTACGGTTTTATAGAAGATAACTTGCCTAAAAATTTATTTAAAAATTTATTAAAAGAATCTTTAAATTTTAAAACAAAAAAAAGACTTATAACAGGATTAACAGGAGATGGCACGCCTAATCATTATAAAATTTCAAATAAAGAAAATTTAAATAATCTTAATTTATTTTTAAATAGTTTAGTAATAAAATACGAAGAAAATTTTAATTATTTGAAAGAATTTAAATTTTTGACAAATGATGTGCCTTTATTTTTTGATGAACCATGGATAAACATACAAAAAAAAGGTGAGTTTATACCTTTACATAAACACTCTGGAATTTACAGCTACACAATTTGGTTAAAAATACCATATGATTTACAAAAAGAAATTAAAAATAGCAAATTCGCCACAGCATTTATATTTTCTTATTCTACCATATTAGGTACAACCTCAAATCATAAAATTTTTTTAGATAAAAATGATGAGGGTAAAATAATTTTATTTCCTTCAAATTTAGAACACTTAGTATATCCATTCTTAAAATCAGATGATATTAGAATTTCATTATCAGGTAACATTTTTTTAGATACTAAAAAATTATGAACTCAAAAGAATTTTCATTAGAGATAGAAAAGATAGTACAAGAGAAAAAAGGTATATCTTATATGGATGCTATACTAAAGTATTGTGAAGAAAACGAATTAGATCCTGGTACAGTAGCGCCTATGATTACAAAAACATTAAAAGATAAGATTACAATAGAAGCACAGAATTTAAATTATCTTCCAAAGACAGGCCAGTTACCGGTATAATATGTATGGTGGATTTGAAGTATTTAAAACTTACTTGGCAATCAAACTACACTTCACAACAGATAGTTATGACTACCATAAATATGAAGGAAAAGTTAATTGTAAATTAGATACTTTTACGAAAAGAAATGATAGATATTTTTTTCACAAACTTAGCACCAGATACAGTCAGAATGATATATTGGGCTTTTTTGTTAGTAATTTTCTATCTGATAGTAACAAGTGGGTAGGAAGTTTAATAAGAAATGATGGACAAGATGTTTTTACAGACTGGAAGAAACGTAGTGAATCTTTTGAATACTATTTTAGAAGTGATTGTGTACATATTTTTAATGATTTCAATGTTAAGCATCTTTCTTTTGATGATGGTTTCAGCGTTTTTGGTGGACAACATCCTAGATTTTTTCAATTGGTTCTATCAAAAAAAATATCCTACGAAAGTGCTGTTGTGTTTAACCAAATTTTATCTTACTCTAAATCTTGGGATAAACAGATTACTGAACAAGTTGTTTGGCCAGTCCACTCCAAAAGGTTAAGGAAGTATGAACCATTTGTTAAATACAATCAAACAGCCAGTAAACTAATATTAAAAGAGATTTTTGTAACAAAATAAAAATACAGTATAAATAAAAATATGAACGACATTAGATTGACACAAATTTTAAAAGACGTAGATAAAACTAAATTGCCAGACTATCGTATTGATCCTAGTATGAAAACTGTAAACATTTATAATAAAAATAATTATAAAAAACAATTTAAGTCATTTAGTATAAAACTTTTAGTTAATATCACAATTGTAATTGCTTTAATTTTAATTTATTATATTTACAGATAATGTCTAGTGTCTTTTGCATAGGTAACGGTGAGAGTCGTAAAGATTTTAATTTAGACCTACTAAAACCACACGGTAAAATTTATGGTTGTAATGCTCTTTATAGAGAATACACGCCTGATGTATTAGTGTCCGTTGACCATGGTATAATGCACGAGATATATCAAAGTGGTTATTGTTATAAGAACGATACTTGGTTTAGAGATTGGACTACAGTACCAGATCATATGTATGAGAGTATGGTATACGCTGGCCTTACTAAAATTGATATAGAAGAATTAAATAAATGGCATATCAAAAACGAAAATAAAAGAACAGACGAAAAAGAATTTGTAATGCACGGTGCCAATCTATCTGGCTTAGTTACTATACTAAAGCAAAACAAAGATAAATTTCAAAAAAGAATAAGTCAAAATGTATTGTGTGTAAGTTGGGTAAAAGAGAACGACAAAACAAAAAACATTATGGATATTATGCCTAACAATCGAGACCTTGGTTGGGCCGCTGGTCCTACTTCAGGTTATATTGCTATTAAAAAAGAAAATCCTACAACAGTATATTTAATAGGCCATGATTTGAATAGTACCACAGGTAAGGTAAACAATTTATATAAAGGATCAAAGTATTACGTTATACCAGAACATGGCCCTACACCTAGCGTTAATTGGGTTACACAATGGAAACAGTTATTTACACAAAATCCACATATAAACTTCTATAAAGTAAACACCAATATGAAAGGTGAAGATAGAGTTAATACCAAAATATACGAATGGAACGAAATAAAAAACATACATTATATAACATACGAAAATCTGCTTGACAAACACCTTAAATGATGTTATAGTGGAAGGATGTATAAATATAATGGTACGTTTATATAGTACATATACAAATACAACAATACAAATACAATGGAGAAAATACAATGGACTTTAATACATTAAAAACAAGTCATTCTAACTTTGATAAACTTACCAAAGCATTAGAAGCTACCCTCAATCCTGAGGATATTAATAAACAATCAAAAGACAAATACGCTGACGACAGAATATGGAAACCTGAACTAGATAAAACTGGTAGTGGTTATGCCGTACTTCGTTTTCTGCCAGCAACCGAAAAAGAGGAAATGCCGTGGGTACGAGTTTGGTCACACGCCTTCCAAGATAAAGGTGGTTGGTATATTGAGAACTCATTAACAACTTTAAATCAAAAAGATCCTGTTAGTGAAGATAATACACGATTATGGAATTCAGGTGTTGAATCTGATAAAGAGATAGCAAGAAAAAGAAAAAGAAAATTATCTTACTTCTCTAATATATTAGTTGTAAGTGATCCTGCTCATCCAGAAAATGAAGGCAAAGTATTCATATTCAAATATGGTAAAAAAATATTTGATAAGATTACAGAAGCAATGCAACCAGCATTTGAAGATGAGAAAGCTATTAACCCATTTGATTTTTGGAAAGGTGCAAACTTTAAACTAAAAATTAGAAAGGTAGATGGTTATTGGAACTACGACAAATCTGAATTTGAGTCTGTTGCTACTATTGCTGATAGTGATGATAAAATCAAAGCTATTTGGGCAAAACAATATGCTCTTACGCCTTTCTTGGCCCCTAGTAATTTTAAAACCTATGATGAACTCAAAGAGAAACTGAATAGGGTAATTACGGGAACTAGAAATACTGCTACTATTGAAAGCGCCGAACTCCCTCCGGTTAAATCAAATGGTACAGTAAAAAGTAACGGTAAAACTACTCCAGCTGCTAGTGATGATGACGATACGTTGTCTTACTTTAGTAAATTGGCAGATGACGAGTAGAATCTCTCTCTACTAATACTTTAAAAGGCCATTCGAAAGGGTGGCCTTTTTTAAATTGTTCTTGTATTTAAATTCATAAAAGTAGGATCATCATTCATAGGTGTTATAGGCATAATCGTTTCATTAGAACTACTTGTAATATTATTCATTGGTTGTACATTATTAAATGTTATTGGCGGTTTAGTTGAAGCTTCTTTAGACATAGCATAATCTTTACTTAAATCTGTAAATTCTTCCATAGGTGTCAATAAACTAGGAGCTCTTCTTCTTACATTAAACATCTCACTTGTAGGTCTATCTGAAGTAGGTCTTATTCTTTCTTCTGATGGCATTTCACCTGATATTTCAGATGCTTGACTTGTTGTTCCTTCTACTTGTTTTGTAATTAGATTTCCTTTTGTATCATCATATTCACCTGTAGCCATATCAGTAGCAGGTTGGCCTTCTTCAGTACCTTTTAAATCTTTCTTTTCATCACCACCAAAACCAAATATTTTAGCAACAAATTTAAAGGCCTTATATAAACCATATATAACAGCAGCTAAACCGGCCGCTGCGGCTATGTAAGGTAACATAGGTATCAATAATCCAAAAAATCCCATAGTAAGTAATCTAGCACCTTTTAATAATCCACCAAATACTTGTCCTACACCTTTTATAGTAGAACCTAATTGTTTAAATGCTTCAATAGGTGACATAAGTGTTTGAGTGAAAGTGCTCATAGGGCCTCTTAATAATTCTGGCCCTCTTTCGCCTTTTAAAAATTCACCAGTCGCTTGTAGGCCTCCTCTAATACCAGTAGGCTTTCTTTCATTAAAACTTAAACTAGTTTTATCCTTATTTAATTTTTCTTCTCTTTTTATTATATCGTTACGTGAATCTATTAATCTTTTATTATCTTTTGATTGTATTGTTTCACCTTTTTGTAATTGTTTCTGTTCTTTATCTAATTTTTTTTTATCTTCTATTATTCTTTTTTCTTCTTCTCTTATTCTTTTAAATTCCTCTTTAGTTTCTTTATTAGTTAATATCTTTAATTCTCTTTCTTTTGTAATTTGATTATCAACTATTTTTGTATAAACATCCTTTTCTCTCAATATTTCTTGTTCAGTTTCTAATTCTTGTTCTCTTTTTTCTCTTTCAACTTTTCTTTTTTCTAATATAGAACCTAATTTGTCTATACTCATTGATAATGTTTTACTAAAATCTCTTAAATCAATACCTAATTCCTTTTGTAATTTTTCAATTATGTCTAATGCTTTCTCTTTGTCTTTGTCCTCCATAGACTTTAACAATTCACCAACTTGTAGTATATCTTTATTAATATCTGGCGCTATAGAAGCTATAGAAGCTTTTACAGATAAATTTATGCTTTGTGTTATTGTTTTTTCTAAACCAGATAGAGACTCAGCAATTTGAGTTTGAGATAACTTTTCACCACCAATTTCTTTTAATGATTGTAAAAATTCAGATTTTTGTTTTTCTACGGCCTGTTCTGATTTAAATTGTTGAACGGCTGATTCATCATCATCGCCTATTAGGCCTTCAGATTCATATTTTTTAGATTCTTTTTGACCAGGTTCCATACCTACAGCCAACATTAAATTATCTATATCTTTGGCCATTTATTATCCTATTTGATCTTCGTCTAAATTAATTTTTATTTTGTTTGCTACTATTTTTTTATCTTCAATCTTTTCTTGTGTTCTACCATATGCTGATACACCTATTACGGCACCCATAGC